GCAGGTTTTTTAGCCTCTTCCATTTCTTCTTCCTCTTCATCTTCTTTTTTCTTCTTAGCTTTCTTCTCTTCTAATTCAGAATAAACTGGAGTTTGCTTTCCACCAGATTGACCTGGGTCACGGTGTGCAGCGTCTTCCATACCTTCTTCTTCGAGTTCAGCTAGAATTTCTTCTAGAGTTACTTCAGCTTCAGCTTCAGAATCAGAATCGGCTTCATCAGAAGCGATACCCATATCAGCTTGTCCAGCCATTACAGATTGTAGAACTTGCTTTAGATCTCCTAGAGTGATATCAATCACTTTAGTCTCATCATCAACAACTTCTTCTTCGCCCTCTTCGTCTTTTTCTTCTTCTTCCTCTTCTTCTTTTAGTTCCTCTTCGTCGATGTTTTCAGCCAATTGCTCAGCTTTTTCCATCTCTGCCTCTTTTTTCTCTTCCATTTCTGGTTGATCAGCTTTTTCGGCAGTAAGCTCTTCGAGTTGGGCAAGAATCTCTTCTAGCTCAGCCTCGTTGATGTCGTAGTTTTCTTCCATGCCGTCTTCAGAATATTCTTCTTTTACGTCGTCATGTTTTACTTCTTCTACTCCACCATCTTCTTTGATGTCTTCTTTAGCTTCTTCAACTTGCTCTTCTTCTAGTTCTTCAAGCTCTTCAGAAAGCTTCAAACGAAGCATCTCTTGAATTTTTGGCTCGAAAGCTTCTTCTAGTGCAGCCTTAGCATTAGCTACGGCAGAAGCGCGAAGTGCTTTAGCATCGAGAATGGCATCTTGATAAAGATTGCTCATTTCAATAAAAGTGTTACGGGATTGCCTATTAAATAGAAAGCAATATAAGGATTGAAATATACTAGCGAGATATTAGAAAGTCTCGCATATGTGATAAATATCTAGTATATATCGAAAAATATGTAAACCTGAAAATATTTTTTATTTACTGATACAACAAACACCAGACTGAGAACAAATAATATCTGAAATAAGCTCGTGTACTTTTGATGTTTTAGGTTCTATAGTATAGTCTTTTGACTCTCTGAGTCCTGCAACAGGCTTCATATATGCACCATAAGTAGATGGGGTAGATACAAAATCCCAGCAAATTAGATCTAGATCATCTTCAACTTGTACTAGGCCTTCACCAATAGGGGTAACTGAACCCATAGCTCTTGAAGATATGCCTACAGTAATATTATTCTTGAACAACTCTTTTAGAATGTTTCCTGATGGTGTAGGTAGTATCTCAACATCACCATACAAGTCTTTATCGTTCCAATATAATCTAATAATATTATGGCTAACATTCTTAAGGTTAATCACAGAAGATTCAGGGTGATCTAACTCACCTAGAGCTCTGTTTTCAGCAATTGGCCCAGCAACATATTTGTCAACCTGTATTTTTAATATAGTATAAGGATAGATCCTTCTGTTAGCATTAGGTTTGTCAGTAGCTTGAACAAGACCAGATACAACCATGTTACCATTAGCAAGACGTCTAGCTTCAGTTAATGACTGTGGAAGTGGTTGGAAAGCACTATATTCTATTAAGAGTTGCTTTGACATTATTACACTTTTTCTTTTGTAAATTTAACACCAGCACTTTTTAAATCGGCTTCAAAACCTGGCACTTCTGAATCTTTTTTGAAGATAACTTCTCCACCAGCATTAAACTTAGTTGCCTCTTTTAACTTCTTAATAACTTCTTTAGCTTTAGTCAAAAATGCTTTGTCGTCTTTCTTCTTCTCAAGCATACCTTTTAACTTCTCAAAATATGCTCCTAAATCTACACCTTTTCTAAAAGGTTTTTTAGGTTCTTCTGCAGGCTTAGGCTCTTCTGGTTTATTGGTATGTTGAGCTGCTAAAGTATCGGCTTGTTGTTGATTCTGCTTTTCTATGGCTTTGTCAATTACATTGATCTGATAATCTCTCAATGAACCGTCTTCCATCTCTATGGTTAGAGTTGATCCAACAATTTCTTTTATTGTACCAGGACCGTCTGGTGTGTGGATTTCTGAACCTACGTGGTGCTTGTAATGTGAGTCTTCGTTAATCGACTCTTTTTTTTTAAGAGAAGACGTCAACTCATCTAGAGCTGATTCTTTTAGAGTCTTAGCCTTTTTAGTCTTATCTTTAACCTTAACCTTCTTCATCTCGTTAGCAGTATCATTAAGGTCACCTTTCTTTACTTCTTTAGTCTGAAGTTTTGCATCCTTCTTTTCAATCTCGTCAGCATTCTTTAACATGAGGTTATCGAATACATGTGGGTTCTTCTGAAGCATCTTTGCAGCCTTGTTAAGGGCTTTCATATATGAATCGTTAGTCAACTCTTTCTCCTTAGACAGCATGTTTTGTACACCAGCTTTCAAGAAGTATGGGTTAACACGGTCAACTGCAGGGTCAGCCTTAATATTAGCATCTAACTCAGAGATGATACTCTTGTTCTTCAAGATCTTGACAGCGTCATCAAATGAAGTAGTGTTAGTAACCCATGGTAGGTTAGAATCACGGCGTACTTCATATAAAAAACGGTCACGGCTGATTTCACCGGCTTTGTACTTACGATATAATTTTGCAGTTGTCATAATAATAATAAATATTTATCTTCCTTGTCCACGATAGTTTCTTTCTGATCTATCATGTTTATTGTAGGATTTGTGAGCTTTACCTTTTCTACGTTTACCAAATGCAACTTTTTGACTTGTTCCGCCACCTTTTGCTTTTGCCATGACTTACTTAAACTTTTTAACGTTTTGACTGAGTTCACTAACCATTTCCTTGATTTTAGCAAGGGCTTTTTCTGTATGCATTTTATATTTTAGACCGTCTTGACCTTCAGATAGCTCTGATTTTAGACGGCTAACATATTCAAATAGACGGTTGATCTCTTGTACCTTCTTTTTAACAGCGCGAACAGCTTGATGGAATTGATCAGGCTTGTTTCTAGTCTTGGTTTCTGTCTTGAATTTAGAGTAGTTCTCGTTAAGTCCTGCTGCTTTAATGTCAGCTCCTAGCTCTTGATCTAGGTCATGAGGATAGACATCAGAAGCTAGTGCTATAATAGCATTGTATAGCTTACTGTTAGTATCTTTTAACTTAGATAGAACTAGTTTAGCCTTTTCATAGTCAGCTTTAGAGAATACCTCATCCACTGGCTCATTCTCACTGATAAACACAGAAAGTTCCTCTGACAATTCTTGAATATAAAATTGCTTTTGGGCGTTTGGTCCTAATGATATCGACAATTCAGTTTTATCAATTGGATTAAGTTTTGCTATAATGATTTTATTATCTACAGCAGGTTTTATATCTGCCATAAATTGATCTAAATTAGAATCAGGTTTTAATTTGACTACTTTTTTTTGAATCTTATTTTGAATCATGTAATCTATCAACTTTTGAATAGCCGGATTTAAACTTTCAAACAGTTGCTTGTAGATAAAACCACCTTTTGATGGTCTATTAGGTACAGATGGAGCATCTTTCCAACCCCATTTATCTTTCATGTATATCTTGGCTTTTCCAGCAGCTAATTTAGGCTCAACGTCTTTCTCTTCTGTCTTTACTTTCTTTTTAAATACCTTCTTTGTAGCAACTGGCCCTGATTGTTCACCTGTGCCAGGAGTAAAAGTAGCACCTCCAAAATTGGTAGCGCTAGTCTCTTGACGAAGCTTCTGAGTAGCGAATTGGTTGTTAAACTTCTTAGTCACTGTTAGCTTTTTTTAAGCTCATCGATTAGATCGAAATATTGTAGGATTCCAGTTATAACCTCGTCTTTTATAGATTGATTTTCTTTGATTGGACTAATGAACTTGATCACCTCTTCTAGTTTGATCTTGACGACCTGGTCGGTAGAAGCATCTTTTAGTTCAGATAGCTCTGTCTTGATCTGGTCTAATTGACCATTAAGATAAAGCTTCAGGTTTTTGGTGTCTGAAATGTTAGTGATATACTCTTTCAGCACATCTTTTTGTCTTGTAGACATCCCTTGGTATTTGTTGTTAAACTTCTCAACCAATATTTTGTAGGCAAGAAGACGAATCTCCTTGTCCTCTTTCATAAACTCTTCTACTAGAGACTTAGGTGCCTTAGTATCACTGGCTGGGGTGGCTGTCAAATGCTCAAGAAGGGTGATCTTGTTTAAGATCATCTGCTTGGTGTCAATTGTTTTGCTGTTATGGCTCTCAAATATAGTATAGATAGACGCAAAAGGCTTGTAGTTGTCGACTTTAGCCTTAAAGAAATTGTCTAGATCGTAAGTCTTCTTGATCTCTTTGATCAAGTTATATTTAAGTTTAGATATCTTTTCGTGGTCTAGCTTCTTGTACTGTTCAACAATAGTTGAAATTAGGATTTCTGCCTTAGCTTCATTTAATTTAGGACTAGCTGAGAACGTACTATAAAGACTATATTCTTTTCCTAACTCAGTATTAGTAAAATACTTTTTGAGGATCTTAACAGCTTTAGAATCTTGATTATTAAGTAGGTCAGAGGTCGTCTGTCTCACTAATAATTCGAATAAAATACCGGTATTACGATATTTTGAGTGTTTTATTGCCATAGTTTTTTGTACAAGTCGACTAGTAATAAATATCTATATATTTAATCTAAGCCCTCTTTGATATTATCTTCACTTAGAAGATCTGACTCTTCAAATAGGTTAACTTTTCTTCCGATTTTACTACCAAACATCTTGTCTAACGACTGCTTATTTCTTAGGTATTCAGTCATTGTAGACTCAAGAGCTAGTGGGCTACTACCTTTATAGTTAGGCTTCATGTCATTTTCACCAGTTTCAGCGTCCTTGTTATAGGCAGCAGCTCCTAATGGGTCACGGCCAAATGCAGAACCGTCTGTTGAGATAATAGAAGTTTGTGTTTTAGGGCGACCTGGTCCTACTTGCTTCTCATCATAGCCTTGTGGTACATTTAAGACAGAGTCTTCTTTTCCACCATATAAACTAGCTATCTGGTGAGGTGTGCCGTAAGCCTGGCCTGATTCTGCAGGGTCATTTCCTTCTTCTTGTATCTGAGCATATCTGAATTCACGCTTCTTGTCTTCGACGATCATGTCTTCTAACTCAGCATATTGATCTTCTGAGAAGTGGAAGATTTTGTCATAGATAAAGTCACGAGGGAGCAGTGATCCTTCCATAGCTTGTTTAGCAAGGTCGATCTTCTCTTTGAATAGAGCGATCCTTTCTTGGTCGTAAATAATAGATGGGTTAGTTAGTGACAGTGTAAAGTTAGCTGCGTTCTCGTTAGTATATCCATGTGAATATAGATGCACGAGTGCAATCTTAGTCAACTCACTAATTATGATGCGTTGTAGTCTTTCGATAGTTCTAGCAAAACGAATATCTTCTGCAGCAAGTGTTGCTTTACCAGTTAGATCTTTTTCGTAGCCCATAAAAGCTTTAGGTATCTTGAGTGCCGCAAACAACTTCTCACGGAAGTATGCCACGTCTTCAATACCATTATAGTCAAGGCCTTTTGCAGTGTCTATCTTTGTAGATGTATCGTTTCCACGTACTGGTATAAAGAAGTCCTCTAACAGGTTTTGCTGATTATATTTCAAGTTATAGTTGCCAGTGTTAGGATCGATAAGTGGTGTCTTCTTCATCTTATTGATCATGCGCTGCATGTAGTTGTCAACTTCTCCTGGAGGAATTGCACCTACGTTTACGTAGAATATACGGCGTTCAGGAGCTCTGACAATACGGTGAATTAACATAGCGTCTTCAATAAGCACATATTGCTTAAACAACTTACGTGCTGGCTCAAGATAAGATCTACCGTAAGGAAGGTAGTTAACATCACCTGTCAAACGGAAGTGCGCCATCTCAAAGTTATCAAACCAAATACCAGTATCATTATTCTGTTGACGACTATAACCAGTAGATGATGCTAGTGTTGCATTAGGATCATATTTAAACCTTACTTCTTGTGGATTTTGTGGGTTATATCCTTCTTCACGAATAATATTATAGGCTGAAAATGGAATTACATTGTATACACCGTACTTTTCTGCTATTTCCAATTTGAGGTAAAAGTCACCGTATTTAGCCATATTACGAACCCAACTCCACAGATTAAATTCAATATTAAGTACAGAATAAAAAAGGTTGTAGAGGAGCTTTTGAATATTCTCGTCACTCGATCTAATTTGAAGTACTTCACCTTGCTCGTTTTTAAGTGTGCATTCATCACATACAATATCTAGAGCAGAACAACAGATAGCATCTGTATCCATAGCATCGTAGTCAGCGTATATTTGTATACGTGCTGATTGATAGTTTTGCGCTAAGTTCAGGTTAACACCATACGCAGTTGATGTTGTATAAACCTTGTTGAATCTATCAATTAATGAATTGGTTTGAATAACACCTGATCTTTGTATAGTATCGGTGTCGATTACTTTTAACATGTCTCCGCCTTCATTACGAATAATAACATCTGTAGAAAACAAACGTCTTAAAGTAGAAAAGAGGTTATTTTGTTTTTGTTGTTCTGCCATTTTATATTATATTAACCAAGTTAAATCTTGTGTTTCTCCACCTTGAGGAGTAGGAATGTTCATACTCCATGGGTTTTGATTATACTGATTGTTTGCATTATAAGCAATACTATTGTTTTGTGTTTTAGTAAAGCTATTTAATGCTGCATAAGTCAAGTTTTCTGCTGTCTTTTTATATCTAAGGCTTGTTTC